AAAGCAGTCAAATTCAAACGAACTTAAAAAAATGAAACCAGGATTGTACGCTAACATCAACGCCAAGAAGAAACGCATTGAAGCCGGATCAGGCGAGAAGATGAACCGTGTTGGATCAAAGGCCGCACCATCGGCATCGGACTTCAGACAGGCCGCTAAGACGGCAAAGAAGCCGACAAAGAAGAAATAGTCAATTCAAATCATTTACCGTGAAAACGGCACTACTTAAAATGTTAAACTATGCCAGCAGGAAGGCCCACAAGCTATGACCCGAAGTTTTGTGAAATGCTTATTGACCACATGGCGAAAGGATATTCTTTTGAATCATTTGGTTCAGTTACAGACACTTGTAAGGATACTTTGTATGAATGGGTAAAAGTTCATCCAGAATTTTCCGACTCAAGAAAAAAAGCCTTGGATAAAAACAGGTTTTGGTGGGAGACACAAGCCATTGAAAACATCCTCAATAAGAAGGAAATGACCAGAGATAAAGACGGAAATACCGTTTTGGTCGAAACTTCAATAAATGCCCCTATCTGGATTTTCAACATGAAAAACAGATTTAAGGAAGAATGGAGAGACAAGCAAGAGATTGAAACAACACCTCCAGAACTTACTGTTCGAATAACCGGACCAGAACCACCACCGAGTGAATAACTCATGATGTGCTAACTTTTCCCCGAAATAAATTAGCAAATGAATTACGAATTCGACCGTAAATGGTGGTTAAGGTGGTACTGGCCCTACGTAGAGACTCTCTACACGAAGGAAGGCCACTACGGCACAAGGCAATCAGCCAAGAGCCACAACATTGCCAGAAAGCTAATCTACCATTCCTTTCAGCCTTATCAGTTCAATGTGATTCATTCCAGAAAGGTCTATTCCGACATTGAAGGCTCTACCTTTACTCTGCTGACTAACCTGATTTATAAGAACTTCAAGAATGATTTTATCATTCGAAAGAATCACTTTGAGATCATTAATAAGCACACGGGTAATTGGTTCAGAGGATTGGGAATGGACAAGGCCGAAAAGGGTAAAGGTGTCGAAGGGGCTAACATTGCCTGGTTAAACGAAGCTAACCAGTTCACAAGAGAAGATGTGGATTACATCGACACAACTCTTCGAGGTGAAACGGGCGTTCCCATCTCGCTAATAATGGATTGGAATCCTGAATCGATTAATCATTGGCTGAAACGGGAAGTTGACGAGAACAAGGATAAACCAGATTGCCTATTCCACAAGTCAACCTTCTGGGATAATTACACCATTGACCGGGAAGCCCTACACGAACGCCTTCTCAGGATCAAAGGTCACGGGATGGAAGGCGAGAGAAGGTACAAGGTTTGGGCCTTGGGTGATTGGGGCGTTGAAGATGTTGACTCAACCTTTGCCTATTCTTTCGAGACCGACAAGCACGTTGTAAAGGGCAGGATCAACATTAATCCTCAGTTTGAAATATACCTTTCATTTGACTTTAACGTGACCAACACCTGCGGAGTCTACCAGTTCCTCAAGAACGTGAAAGGGCAGAAGTATTACGCCACCATCAATAAGATTAAGACCTATCGAATCGGTGATCTGAAGATTCTTTGTGAAACAATCCGGGCTGAATTCCCAAAAGCAAAGTTCATCATCAACGGGGATGCATCCGGGCAGAACAAGTCAGCATTCACATCTGATAACATCTCAGCTTATACGGCCATCAAATCACATCTGCAATTGAATGATATGCAGATACAGGTTGCACCTGCGAACCCATCACACATCCAGTCAAGGGTCATCACCAACATGGTTCTTCAGCGATGTAATGTCAGGATTGCTGAAGAAAATGACCTGCTTATTGAGGATTTAAAGCAAGCACAGGTCGACCGAAAAGGAAGTCTTGACCCGTGGAAGCTAAAGAACCCGAACCTATCGCACAGTCTGGATGAGTTCAGATATTTTGTTTTCACAAATTTTCACGAAATTGCAAACGATTACGAAATTGATTGAACAAAATGAATTGCTGCAAAACCTGTTACTCCATCTGTGAGCCTCTGATTTCCTGCTTTGAGGATTTGATTATCTACGTTCCAATTGGATACCTAGAGGACCAGATTAAAGTCAGGATCAAGAACGGACAAGGCCATGTCACTTATGAGACCTTGGATGTCCTCGGTGGTACTCACGTTGAGATTAATGTTGAAACGGCATCAATTCCAGAAGGATTCTTTTCGTCCTATGGTGGCCCGTATGAAATCAGGTTCTTGAATCCCTCCTTGCAGGAATTGAATTTTGTTGCAATTGACGGAAAGATGTATAATTGCATTTCATTCAATATTGCAAACGGTTCAACGGATGAAACGGTTGCTTTTGTGAATGCCTTTTACAACGAACTGCCGGAAGGTTACTGATATGAGAATAGTAAACGGTCTTAAAGTATTCACCCATGACGAGGCGGTTGATATGCTGAATCAGGATGAACCGAAGCCAGACAACGACACTAAATCAGCGTTTAAAATCCTATTGATTCTTGCAATCGTTGTCATTCTCGCAATCCTTTTATTTTAACCAAATATGAACAACTATGAATCAAATTGTGGAGGCAAGCGGAGAGGATGCTGCATTATTGGCCCTATTTCAGATTGCGATTCTGTCGGCAATGCTATCATTGTTCTTGGATTACCTTATGGACAATATGCCGCCTTTCCAATGGTATCTCAGCCAGTTAAGCCAACTGCCCGAAAACATCGCAAAGCCTCTCGGTGAATGCCTTTTCTGCTCGGGTGCATGGCAATACCTTATCATCTCAATATTTATCTTTAATCAACCTTTATGGCTTTCAATATTTGGCCTTGGATTAAATCACGTCAGCCTGAAACTACTGGCATACTTACGTCAGAAGATCAACCTGTAACACCTCAATACAATGGGACTGCCGACCGGAAACATTGGGATAAGATCAAGTTTGCGTTTCGTTCTGGTGACAAGAACTACTTCTGCTTCGGGCATGACATCAACATTCCATACGAACGGATGCACGCAGCCATTGACATTTACCGGGAGTTGGATGCGGCAGTTAATCCGGTGTACCTGGATAGTCATTGCAAGGCCGTTGATGCCGTTCTGGAATCAGAGAAGATCAAGACTAACAAGAAACTAATTGAAATCGGGATATTGAACGCCAGACTGAAGGAACGCAAAGAACTGGCTATTTCAGTCCAGATTCAAATCAAACTGGCAACGGTCAAATACTTTGACGAAATCGAAAATCCGTTCAGCTATCAGCACGATTACAATAAGACCAAGATTGAACATTGGGCCAAATATGCCGATGTTCCCACTTTTTTTTTGAGTCTTCCGGAAAATCAATATCTGACTACTGGAGACGAATTACAGAGGAGTTTGAACACCTATTTAACGGGGGAAACTCTGATGAATTTAAAGATGTTAGAGCATCATATTACATTACTTGCCTCCGAGACTTCAAACGCAGATTCAACGAAAATCTTAGCTTTGCAAAAGGAATGGGAACAGACCTTTCTCAATTGGTCGAACAACCCCTCTACACTTACTACCTGATGTATTCGCATTGGGTAGCATCACTGAAAGCTGACAAATCCAATGCGAAAAAATGAGTACCTTAAGTACCAATCAGATTGTTGTCGAATACATCATCAGAGAAGGTGATATTCAAAAGGCACAACAGAACTTTGATAAACTGACTGATGCCGAAAAGAGGGCGATTGTTCAGACTCAAAAGCTAAACCAGACCATTAAAGAAACCGGAACTGAAGGCAGGAAAGCAACGGATCAGGTTGCTACTGGATTGAAGAAAGTTGGAGATACATCTGAGGGTATTGGCCCGATAATCAAACGGGCTTTTGCAGCTACTGCCATAATCGAATTCACTAAAAAGATATTTACAACTACTGCCGCCTTTGAAGGTTTAAGAACGACAATTGACTATGCAACCGAGGGCCAACAAGAAAACGGAAAGGCATTTCAATACCTAATCAATCTGGCTAATACATACGGGAAAGACCTGCAATCTCTTGCCGGAACTTATTCATCGTTTACTGCCTCATCCAATCTGGCAGGTATTAAACTGGAAGAATCCAATAAGATATTTGAAGCTGCCGTCAAAGCATCAACCGCACTTGGCAAATCAAATGAGGATACACAAGGCATTCTTTTGGCGTTCTCTCAAATCGTTTCCAAAGGTACGGTTCAGGCTGAAGAGTTAAGAGGCCAGATCGGTGAACGAATTCCTGGTGCTTTCAATCTTGCCGCAAAAGCGATGGGAGTGACCACAAAGGAACTCAATAAAATGCTCGAACAAGGTCAGGTCATATCGGCTGATTTCCTTCCAAAGTTCGCAGTTGAATTAGAGAATGCTTTTGGGGCGGCAGCTGAAAAGAAGGTAAATAGTTTGAGTTCTTCTTTAGGTCGTTTTAAAACCGCATGGGATCGGTTTCTTGAATCACCGGGAATAGCTAGATTAATTCAACGTGAACTAAATATTTGGTCGGGTTATTTGAATTCTCTTCGTGAACTAACTACATCGGAAGATGAATTGAAAAAAGAACGTGAGGCCAAAGTTGAATCAAACATCACAACGAACCTGAAGAACGAACTCGAAGCACGATTAAAGGCCGTACAGGAAAGCACCAACAAGAACGCCACAATGGATCAGATTGTTATGCAGAAGTACGTTGAGACATTGGCGTTTCAGTCTAAATATGAGACTGAGGTCACTAATCAAAAAATCATAACCGCTAACTCATGGAATAAGGTTGCATTAAAAACGGCTCAAGACAATTTAAAGAATACCAATATTGTTTTGGAGGCTCTAGAAAAAGAGATCAAAGGGTATGAAATTAATGAAAAGACAAAGGTTGAACTGACCGAAAAGGAAAAGAAAGCCCTTGAAGATGCCGCAAAGAAACGCAAGAAGGCTCTTGAAGATGAATACAAGAGAAAGGTTGAACTTCTGGAATTAGACAAGCAGATTACTGCCGAAAAGATCAAGCAAACGGTTGAGGCAGATGGTCAGAAAATAGCAATGATGGAGTTGGAGTTTGCAACTAATCTGAAACTACTTAAACTTTCAGAGGAATATCAAAAAGTAAAAACTAAACAAGGCACATTCGAAGTTAAGGAGGCTAAAGACAAGGCAAAACTTCTTCCTGAAATTCTTAAGACTCAAAATCAAGAGATTACCCAGGAATACATTGATGCCGGAATCAGAGATCGTGAAACCCGTGTCAAAGGTGAGGATGAAGTACAAAAAGGAATCTACGAGGCTAAACTGAAAGCCATTGAACGGAATAAGATGATTCAAGAGGCTTCGATTGAATCTGAGGTTTTGACTGATTTTCAAAGAAGTGAAAAGCTAATTCAAAACGAAATAGCTGCAAATAATGAAATCATAAAGGCTAACGATGAAGCCGCAAACAAAAGCGTTGAATCTGCATTAGATGCCAATGATAAAATTCTTGCAGACAACGCTAAACTATACCGTGAATTGTCTGATTTGCGTAAAAAGGATGAGGAAGACCGAAAAAAAAATAATGTTGATTTGGTGACTGCTTATGCTCAAGCAGCCTCTTCAATTCTTCAAGATTTACGTAATCTGCAACAACAGAATGCTCAAAAAGAACTTGAATCCTTAAATAAAAAGTATGAGGCTGAACTTCGTTTGGCCGGAGACAATGAGCAGAAAGTATTGGAGTTGAATGAGAAAAAAGCACAAAAAGAAAAGGAAATTAGAACCAAGGAATTTCAGGCTCAGAAATTAGCTGCAGTTGCTCAAGTTATATTTAATGTTGCTCCAATAATTGCAAAACAAATATCAGGTGTTATTACCGCACCATTAGCGATTGCATCCTACGCAGCAGCAGCATTCCAGATTGGGACGATATTAGCCCAACCAACACCAGAATTCAAAGAAGGAACGAAAGGTAAGCCCTTCAAAGGTGGAAAGGCCATTGTCGGTGAAATCGGTAAAGAGTGGGTTGTGACAACATCGGGTCAAGTGTACGAAACACCAGGAGTAGCTACCTTGGTCGACCTGCCGAAAGGCTCACAAGTAATCCCACATCACGAGGTCATCAAATCAGAACGGTTCATGGGTTCAAAGCTGATGAATCAGGGCCGTGGTGAGTCTGGAACAGGGCAAATTGTGGAACGGTTAATCAGTCTTGAAAATACCATGAGCAAGCTGCCAATCACATCCCTGACGATGGACGAACGAGGGTTCACGAAGAAGATACAGACCAAATCAAGAGAAACCAGAATCCTAAACAATCGTTTTGGTAATTAATTCTTTTTGTTGCTACTTTGCAGACATAGGTTTTTTATCCATATTTTTTGTTTTTTCGCTTGTTTTCAAAAGCCCGGCTCATAAGGTCGGGTTTTTTGTTGCAAAATAGTTTGGTAGTTCAATTATCTTATTTAGTTTTGTTGCAAATTAAAACAAACCAGAAAATGGGAAAGAAAACAGAAATCAAAAACATGGTTCAATTACGGGATTCACTTTTGG